GCAAAAATGCGCTCATGGGCTTCAAAGAGTGGCTTTGACTTCGATACTGCATGTCGAGAAACAAATAAAATACTTGAAGCATGGAGTTCAACGCCTTATTCTGCATGGAGTACCAAATTCAAAGCAATAGACAAATCGCCACTGGAACTGCATAACGAATGTAGCCGACCATACACAATTGACATTGCACACCCACGATTCTGCTACTTATTTGGCATACGCAAAGAGGTTTCGATACGCAACTACATGATACTAACACAAATTGACAATGCAACGTACTATTACGGCATTGATGATTGTGCGGTAGTTGAGAAATACACAGGTGTAAAAACTATTAATTGTTTTGACCCCGAAAGCTTCGACAAAGTACACATGTTCATGGGTGAAAATTACCTTGGTTCGTTCGACCGCATTACACCGGCTCAACAATACGGTCCAAACAAGGATATGCGAGCCGTAGGCAAAGTAAAAGCCATTGCCGAAAAAATGAATAACCACCGTAATGCCAAAGTAGCCAAGATTCAAAAAGCTGAATACGAATATGCGGAAGTCGAAACCGTAACAGCAGAAACAGGCATATTACTGGGTTACAAAGTGGCTAAAAAAGACTATGAAGCTGCCGAAAGCAAATTCTTAAGACAAGAATGGGAAGATGATGAGGGCGAAAATCTAAAAATTAATACACGAAACAAATACTAAATCTTAATAATATGACAAACATTGAAAAAGATGCAGAATGGTTGAAAGCACAGCGAAAAGCAATTGCAAAAGCAATAAATGAAGTGGTATCTATAATTACTTATGAGAATTTAGAACCTCACTACCGCCCTGAATATACAATAAACTTCTCTCAAAGTATGAGTGGAAATTTCTTTGGGATAAATATTTACAAAGAGGGTGACGATTCATTTACTGACAAATATGATTTTTGGATTATGGGTAATGTATTTGAATATGCTTCACCATTTTACAGTAAAGAAAGAGTACAAGTTGAAGTAACTAAAATACTTGATGCAGCTAAGATAATGAAGCAAAAAGCACTTTACTACAGCCAATTGAACCACAAGAAATAAACTACTTTAAAATAAACAAACATGCTTAATCAAACACAAAAAACAGAAATTCTACAACTTGTAGAAGCTGAAAAAGAACGCTTAGGTAACTATCGTGCCGTAGCCAAGAAATGTGGCATTAGCGAAACAGCCATTTCATTGCTTCGCAAAGGCACTTACGGAGCTGAAGGCGATGACGTTTATTACACCATTGGTCGAATACTAGGTTATGAATTCGATTCATCAAATTGGACAATAGCCGACACCATTACCAACTACACCATTGTTACTGATGTATTGACCGATGCAAAATCAGAATCCATGTTCATGGGTATTGCACACAAAGCAGGAAGCGGTAAAACAGCCAGTTCCGACATGTTCTTTAACCAGAACAAACGCAACGGCGTATTCAAAGTGAATGCAAAAGAGTGGAATGCTCACATGTTCTTGATTGAAGTGGCAAAAGAAATTGGTGCAGATATTCCGAAAGGTTCTTATGTGAAAGTAAACGCATTAATTGAGTCGATTGCTGAAACTATCAAACGCATTGCACACATTAAACCGCTTATCATTATTGACCAAGCAAACTCACTCAAACCATCGGCTTTGCGCACGTTCATTCACCTATTCAACGAATGTGAGGATATTTTAGGACTTGTAATTTTGGGTACTGATAACCTAGAAACCGAAATAAAGCGAAACGTTCGCCTGAATAAAACCGGATACGATGAGTTTGATAGCCGTTTTGGTCGCACCTACATTCACCTTATTGGTGCAACTTTAGCCGACACACGTAAAATCTGTGAAGTAAACGGAATTACCGACCGTGACCTGCAGAAAACAATCTTTGAAAAATGCGAACCTACCAAAATGACCCTCGAAGATGGCAATTCAATTCGGGTAATTGAGGACTTCAGACGCATTAAACGACTTGTAAAAAGCGAACGACTTAAACTCAAATACCATGCGAGCAACACGAAAGAAGTTTAGTAGACCAACGCTGCAACTGGAACTAAACTTAGACCTTGAAGTAAAAGTAAAAGCACTAGAGGACATTGCAGAAACCAAAAAGCTACGCAGCTCCATTCTCAAAAAACTCCAATTACACGGAGTTGACACAACCGACTGGACATGTGTTAATCTGTTTCTCGAAAATCCACGGATAGCCGGAAAGCGACTATACAATATGAGTAATCAGGAAATGAGAGACCTCATTAAAAAACTAGGCAGCATACTTGGTAAAGATGCTGAGAAACGACAGAAAATAGAACGAATCACCCAACAAAACTAATATCAATGAATAGACTCGAAAAAATGGCATTAGGAAGGCGTGCTGCATATTTACGCAGATGTATTCAGGTTATCGACTTAATAGATAAACATGAAACGTCAGAAACCGTACGCTGTCGCATATTCGAGAAACATATTAAGCCGGTAATGAACTGTAGCTATGTAACTTTCAATAATATGCTTAACGAGCCAAACCCACGAAAACAACTGGAGTCTATCGAATTAAAATTAAATAGCTAACCATTAAACAAAAAAAATAATATGACAAATTACGACCGAATGAAGCTTATAAAAGCAGGATTTACAATTTACAGAGATCATACCATGCCATTTAATCACATCACAAAAACGAATAGCAAAGGGAATTGGGTATTTCATGGTAAATATGAATCTATGGCAGCCATGCAGCGAGAAGTGAAACGAATAAACGAACAAGAACCCTTAATGATATTTGAATAATGGAACAGCCAACACCTTCAAAATCGCTCAGTCAGTGTATGTACGATAGCCAACAACAACGCAAAAGACGTGAAACTGAACGTTTCTACGAACTGGAAGAATTGATACTTGACACATCGGCACTCGACCCGAAATTTCAAGAATATGTATCTGAATATAACAACCTTAAAACAAGAGTATGATATGGAAAAAATCGATTTAAACATTGGTGAAATATTCACCACTACTGATGGCGATAAATACGAAGTACTAGCATCACCAGGCACCGACTGCAACGCCTGTAAAGGATGTGATTTTTTGCAAAAAGTAAGAGACCCTGATTATGCAGAAAGGTACATACCCGCTTGCTCAGCTCCTGACGGAATTTTGTGTTGCAACCCTAACCGCATATTCAAACAACATGAGCAATCAAACTGAACCGGGCGAAAGTCACAAATATGGCTACTACCAAGTAGGAAGCCTGTTAGGAGCTGCAATAGCAGCCGTATCATTAGCAATTTATTACATAATTATAAACAATTTCTAAACTCAATTTAAAATGGAAACAATTGATTTAAACAAACTAACTCCTGAACAAAGACTTCAACTTGCAAAGCAACTTGAAGAAGCAAAAAAAGCTGAAAAACAGGCTATGAAAAACCAACGTGAAACTTACAAAATACTTGTAAGCGATACGGTAACTGACGTATTCAAACCGCTTGTAGGACTCAGTAAACACATCTTGAACATCAAGAAACTGGTATTCGATAGCTTCGATGCTATCATTGAAATGAAAGAAGAGATTTATGGAGTGAAACAAGGACAACAAAGCCATACATTCACCGATACCGGCTCTACCATTTCAATCAAAATTGGCTACAGGGTAACAGATGGTTACGATGATACTTTCAGCACCGGAATTGAAAAGGTCAAAAATTACATGGCACGACTAACCGATACTGAAGGCGCAGAAAAGTTCCGTAAAATACTAAGCGCATTGCTTCGCACCGATGCAAAAGGAAACCTGAAACCAAGCCGCGTTATGGAACTACGCCAATATGCCAACGAAGAACAGGACGAAGAACTAAACGACGGTGTTCGCATCATTGAAGATAGCTACAAACCTGTCAAAAGCTGCCAGTTCGTTGAAGTAAAGTTCAAGGATGACAACAACAAATGGCACTCATTGCCTTTGTCAATTTCCGCATTCGACTTGGAAGATGAACCGGTTGCCGAAACTGAAGAAAAAGCACCTGAAGTAAAAAAAGTTACTGTGTTCAGAAAAGAAGAATGTACTTTCCAATACTGTCCTACACTTGAAATTTGCGAAAAAGAAGGTTGTCAGTGTAAATTACAGAACTAACATACCGCTTTTGCAGCCTTGACCCGCTGCATTAGCTCTAAGCCGAAACCAAAGCGTTGGACGGCATTTAAAACAACTTTAAAAACCCTTTAAAACAAAACAATTATGCTCAACTGGTTTGACTGTAAAATTAAGTACGAAAAAACTGCCGAAGAAGGCAAAATCGTGAAAGTGTGTGAATCTTATTTAGTAGATGCTTTGTCGTTTACTGAAGCTGAAGCACGAATTATGGAAGAAATGAAACCGTTCATTAGTGGCGAATTCATAGTGTCAAATGTTCGCAGAGCTCGCATCAATGAGCTTTTTGCAAACGCAAACGGTGATAAGTGGTATCGTTGCAAAACCTATTTCATTTCACTGGACGAAGAAAAAGGAATCGAGAAACGCACACTAAGCACCATGTTTGTACAAGCAAATACAGTAAAAGAAGCTTGGGATGGCTTAATTGAGGGTATGAAAGGAACTATGGCAGAATATGAAATAGCTGCTATTAGTGTAACCGATATACTTGATATATATCCATTCAAAGCACCTGAAGAAAAAAAGGCTTAAGCCAAATTACCACTCACGCCGTACTAGCGTACGACGTGAGAGCAAAAACAGACAACCATAGCGATGGCCTGTAAATTCAAATTAAAAAATAAAAATTTATGAAACAACTTCAAATTGATGAGCAAAAAGCTCGCAGCCGATACAAAACGGCATCTCCTGAAATTAAAGAAATACTGGAAGATACTTTCGGTAAGGAGTTTTTTAATGTATCTGTAGAAGATCGCGTCAACTCATTAGAGGATGCATTAGCTGAAACAGGTCGACCTTCAGTGCCTGACTTTGATTGTGTCCCTGAAGATTTGCGCAACTTCTTTAAAGCGACCTACAAATGTGTAGTTATTGCTGAAGCTTTGAATGAGGCAAAGAGATTTGACTTATACAACGAGTCAGAGTATCGTCATTATCCATACTTTAGAAATAACGGTTCTGCTTCGGCGTTCGGTTTGGACGTTACGAATTACGATAGTGCGATTTCGTTTGCGGGTTCCGGTTCCCGTCTGGCTTTTTTTGATAGTAAAAGGGCTAAGATTGCAGGTGAGAAATTTAAAAATGAATTCAGAGATATGTTATCACTTTAATAATCAATTAAAAATTACCAACATGAAAAAAAATCAAAATTTAGACAAAATCAAAACTGTAGAAGATGCATTTCAGGCTACAGGTAGACCACAAGTTGACTTCTCGAATGTGCCGGAAGACTTGAAAGAGTTTTTTGAAAGTACTTACAATGCAGTTGTTGTAACTGAAGCTTTAAATGATTCCAAAAAACCTGATTGGGATAATTGGAGCGAACGGAAATGGCGTCCATGGTTTAACATGTCTGCTTCGGCGTTCGGTTTGGGCGATGCGGGTTACGTTCGTACGTGTTCGACTGCGGGTTCCGGTTCCCGTCTGCAAAATATTGACGAAGAAACTGCTGAGTATTCAGCAACTCAATTTGTTGATGTTTGGAAGGGAGTTCAACTAGGGTAATAGAATTGAAGGTTGTTTGCCTTCGCTGGTTCTGCTTCAGCGTTCGGTTTGAACGATACGAATTACGATAATACGAATTCGAATGCAGGTTCCAGTTCCCAACTGGTAAATGAAAAGGCAAAAACCTTGCTTCTTAGCAAAAAACGACTAATCTTTCAACGGTGTTAGTATCAAACGAGAAAGCTCCATTTTTGAAAGCCAGGCTTATGAAAAGAATAAACAATTTATTTGACAAAGTAGTCACAAAAGACAATTTGATGCTTGCATACCAAAAAGCCCGGAAAGGAAAGTCCGGGCAATATGGTGTCAAGATTTTTGAAAGAAATGTTGAAAGAAACATTGATCAGTTGTACAATGAACTGATAACCGGAACTTATAAAACGTCTGAATATAGCGTGTTTAAAATATATGACCCAAAGGAACGAGACATATTCAGATTGCCCTTCAGAGATAGAGTGGTTCATCATGCTATTATGAATATACTTGAACCGATATGGACATCAGTGTTTGTTCACCATACGTATTCATGTATAAAAGGTCGTGGAATTCACGCTGTGTTAAAAGATTTGAAACAGGACTTGAAAGATATTGAGAATACGACATACTGTCTAAAACTAGACATAAAGAAGTTCTACCCAACGATTGATCATGAAGTTTTGAAAGCTATTATCCGAAGAAAATTGAAAGATAATAAGCTACTTAGCCTAATGGATGAAATAATTGATAGTGCTCCCGGTGTTCCAATTGGAAACTATTTATCCCAGTTCTTTGCAAATCTGTATTTGTCCTATTTTGACCACTGGTTAAAGGAAGAAAAGCGGGTAAAATACTATTACAGATACGCAGATGACATTGTTGTTTTAAGCGGAGATAAACCGTATTTACATAAATTACTAAAAGATATCGACACTTATTTGACAACTAACCTAAAGGTACAGATAAAAGGCAATTATCAGGTATTTCCTGTCGATTCTCGTGGTATTGACTTCGTTGGTTATGTTTTTTATCACTCACATGTTTTAATGCGAAAAACGATAAAGAAACGCCTTTGCCGTAAAGCTGCAAAGCTCAATAAAATGAAGCAAATAACTGATAAAGAATATAAAATTAAAATAGCTCCTTGGCTCGGTTGGGCTAAGCATTGCAATTCAAAAAACTTATTAAAAAAAGTACTCAATGAAAAAATTCTCTGATTTCGGAATAAAAACAAATGAAGATAAAAACATATTCGCAGTGCCTATTATATCAATAGAAGAAGTTACCAACTGCGAAATAGAAATACTTGATTACGAAGCTAATGTAAAGACAAGATTTGGTGAAGGTAGATGTGTTGTAAAGGTGCGATATGAAAATATAGAACGCAAATTTTTCACCAATGCAGCCCCAATTAAAGAGGCTTTGGATAAAGTCAAAAAACAAGATTTTCCATTCTTAGTAACTATAAAACAACAGCGGTTTGGCACTGGAAGTGGTAAAACATTTTATTTCACATAAAACAAAACAGATATGATACTAGGCTACAAAAAGCTATTCCCTTGGAATAAACCAACGGAATTCGACCGAAAAATAATAAACGGTTACAAAAAACACACTATGCGTGAAGATATACACGAGCGGTGGAAACAAGGACGTAGAATAAACCACTGTCACGGTGTCAGAACCAAGCACTTTGATAACTTCTACAATAACGATTGTACAGGTACACAGAAAGTAACAATCATTCATTATCCACACAAAGCCAGCGTTTACATTGATGATAGGTTAGTTGGGCATTGGTCTAAAACATTTGAAGTAACACATTATCCAAAACTTAAACAACTTGCAAAAAATGACGGTTTCGATTCTGTTACTGACTTTTTCAAATGGTTTAATGAAAATTTTACAGGCAAACTGATTCACTGGACTGATTTACGGTATTAATTATGACTTCCGAAGCATTTTTCCCACTCCTTAAAATACCTATCTATTGGAAATACTACGGTAGCAATGACGTTCCAAACTCACTAGGCTATTTGTTTGATGACCGTACAACACAAACCATTTACCGCGTGTGGTTCAATATAGATAGTGAACGTGGAGGATTGACCGAACGGAAGCGATTGGAAAGCGGAAAGCCAAAGTACAAGTGCTTAATTGCCAACAAAACAGCAGACGAATTGAATGAATACTTAAATAAAAACTTCTAATATGACATACAAACGATACCAACACCCAAAAATTGAATTATGTAAGGACTGTGAAGGTACTGGAATAGCATATACTTATCCTGAGCATGATAGGCTACGACAATATCCAACCGCTATCACTTGTACAACCTGTGAAGGAAGTGGACGAGTATATGTGAGTAAAAAAACGGAAATAACAGTAGAACCATTTAAAACCAAATAACTATATTTGCCAAAAAAAACACAGCCATGAAAAAACTAATGTTATCAATTTTCCTTTTAGCTTCGGTATTTGCTAGTGCACAAATCAAGTTTATATCAACTAGTAAAGATGATATGCGTGCGCTAAGTGATAGTCTCGTATCGAATGCAAAGCGTCACTATGTATTTAAATCGGAAGAAAACAGCGAGTATGCTTTTAAATATGAGTATGTGAATGCTGTAGATGACTCAGACCGGTTGTATATTTACTTCCATATTTATATGACAGGCGAAAATAAAGACTTGGAAATAAAAGGAGTTCCTGAATATCGTTTTGAGTATGTTTCTGGGCGTTTTTTAGACCTTTTCCCATTTTGGTATAAGTTTATCAATCCGGGTGAAAATATGGAAGCATTGCAAGCTAAAGGCGTTAAGTATATCAAACGGGACAATATGACTTATCTGATTAATAATAGTGGTGAAGATTGGAGTATAAAATTAAAAGATTATTGATATAAATTGCGAAACCAAATAAAAAAGCCTCAGACTTAATTGTCTGAGGCTTTTTTATTTCGTGTTATCCAGTTCATTCAGCTTTCTTTCAAAAGCTTCAATATTGCGTTTGTCCACTTCAGCAGAATCACCAATGAACTTACGCGCCGGAATAGTGACGTTATGATTGCGTCCGGCGTTCGTTGTGCCCTCGTTTTGTGCTTTGGAGTACTTCTTATCGGATACGATTGTAACTTCGCCATTGGCGGCGTTTTGATACTCTATACTCATACCTAAATCACCTGTGTCACCAGTTAGAATCTTTCGGGTTGCTTTTGCCCCGGTTACCTTTGGATTCAACCGACGTTTAACCTCTTCCCACGATTCATTGACTGTGTCAGTGAAGCCTTCGTGTTGAAAGTTTTCCGTAAAAACATCCCTGGCATTTTTACCCATTATAATGGGTGCATCGTCATCAATAAACCGTCTGGCCTCTTCGGACATGTTTAGTAAATGGCTTGCAAATTGGTCTCCGTCCATTTCAGTTGTGAGTTATTAGTAAACAGTTATCAGTGAAAACAATAAATTATTTATCAAAGAGTACAATTATTCAAAATATGTTGTACTTTTGTGGTGTCGGAGTTGCGTACTTCGACCCACTAAGGCGAACTTTTTTGAGCAATCAAAAATCTTCGCCTTAGTTATTTTTTGTAGATAAATACATTATCACTATCTACAATTATAATCTTTTCAAGATTCTCTCTATCGACTAATGTGAATTGCTTCCTGCAAAAACGTTCCAACCATGCTTCATCCGTTTTTCCTGAAAGCTTAATAACTGCTGTGTTTGTTTTCTTTGAAGCCTCAAGGATGTTATGAGATAAGTTTTTAAAAGTCGTATTTTTAAACTCTAACATCTCTCCATTAGCTGAACAATCAGGACATTTCGTTTTGTTCGTATATTCAATACCATAGTAACGTTGTCGCAAAACTTGTTCTTTTGCGTTGATGGTCGGTAGTAGTTTTACGTCTTTAAATCCATCGTTTGCTAACGCACGGGCAATAACTTCATTTTCCTTTGTTTCTGCTGCATTACGAACTAAATAATGTACCTGATAGTTGATTCCTTTATCAGTTATTCGATTAAGATAAGCAACCTCATCCGGATTATACAGCACTCCAACATCAGGTATATGTTTTTCAACACGACTGAAGTACGGATGTTTGTCCGTAAAAATCTTTTCGGTATAATACGGATTACCTTCGAGCCCAGGAGAAACCGGAACCTCAATAAGTTCTGAATTATCTGTAACCGGCTTATCAGTATTCTTAATATCGCACTTACAATTGTAAATACATCCCGGGGTATTATTTCTCAGAAAAGGGTCATCCATTGACCAAATACGACCAACGTATGTCAGGTGAAGTTCACGCGGTGAAGCGGAACGGGTTCTCAACCATTCAATGTTTGGGAAAAGCCGTTTTTCCTTTGTAAATTGAGCCCATTGTTTGGCTACACGACAACGATGCGAAGTGGTATTGTATTCTGCAGCCTGTGCACGGTTGGCACGACCTATTACTATTTTGGCAGTTCTGAGATACTCTTCTTTGCTTCTTATAACGCCGTTTATATCAGCTTTACAGCGTTCTAGTTCTTTAATTGTATAGTTTGCTTTGGCTGCTGCTAAACGGCTCACATTGTTTTTAAACAGCTTCGCTGTCTCTTCATTATCGGATGCAACGGCACGATGTAAATCGTTGTTGTACGTATCGAAAATAGGGCGCATGAGTTCACTGCCTTTACCCTGCCATATTTGCTCTACAGCACTGTTTAAATCCGTTTGACGGTTGGCTAGTTGCAAACTTGGATATTCAGAAATAGCCAACTGGCGTGTTTCTAAATCATTGTCGAAATAAAGAAGGTCGGTGTCGAGTTCCCCGGTTACTCTTAGGTTTAAACCTTTTCCAAAGTAGGAAGAAACTTTGGAAAAGGCCGTTTTAGAGTCCGGGGCTAATCGAAAAAACTGAGAGACTGGTTACTTGCTTTCGCCGGTTGAGTTTTGGGGTTCTCTTTGTCAAGCATTACACCGTAAGTACTTTCGATGTATTCAGTTGTAAGGTTATATCCGTATTTAAGTAACTCGCTGTCTTCCTTAATCTTTTCACTCGCTTTCACGTTCTTTTTAGCCTGAAGCTCCACGGTGTAGCCTTCCGGTATATCAAAACCAAGGTTACGCAAAATAGGAACGAAATCATCGTTAATCCAGTCCTGAACATCCGCTATATCAGCATCAGTTATATCCTGAAACATTTGAAGGTGAACATCTGCCTGTGACTTGCTAGAACCATCGTCCATAGTCATAGTTTGCCCTACAATACCTTTAGACATTTCTTTGTTGATGCGTTCAATTTTCTTATCAAACACATTGAAAGAATCGGTTTTCTGATTCTCTTTGATTTCAATTTCAGTTTGTTTGTCAAAGATTCCATAACTGGAAGTTCCCATCATTTGCAACCACTCCTGAAGCTCATCTTTGTGCTTTTTGGTATTAATCATTGTTTTTGCAATACGGATAGGCACACCGAATATTTGCTCAAACTCATCCCACGAAGCCCACGAATGGCGTTTGTAGATTGTCATTGGAGCTATACGTTCAAGGATACCGCCTTTGTCGGGTGATAGTTGAACATAGATAAGAAAGTTTGAAAAGTCTTCGTACCGGATAGCAACACCGGCAGGGTTATGGGCTTCTTTCAATAGCAGTCCTTTTTCAGGAATAATGTTTTCGCGAGGTATATCAATGAGTTTGCGAATGCTTCCCGAAGTGAAATCGGAAATCAGGAACATACTATATTCATAGAACTTTGACTCCATTGCTTTACGCATGGCATGACGAAACCACTTTTTATTGATTTGTTTTGAACGATCATCATCCTGTTTACCTTCAGCATCTTTGAATACGGCAATTTTATTGACAACACGCAAAATACGTTGTTGGATTGCTCCCTGAAGGTGGTTATCCAACATAGCATCTTTGTATAGCTGTTGTATCAGGTATGTTACCGGATTAAAAGGGTCGTAGCGTGACATTCGAGCGTTCTGCCAGTCTGTTACTTCTTTCCGGTACATGGATTCATACAACCGAAAATAGTCTATTTCCATCGTATCAGAACCCCGCGTGTCGGTTATGGGTGGTTTCTTAGCATTGCGCCCTGTTGATTGTACATTTACCGTTGGCTTTGCTGCCAGTGCTAATTTGTTGAAGTCTTTTTGCTTTTTCATATCTATGAATTAATAAGCTGAATTGTATCGTGTATTTCCACCGTATCTATTTTCTCCGGTGGTTCCTTCGGTGTCGGTTATTTCTGTTGGCTTTTCAGGGAGCGTTCTATCTCCCAATTCGCCTGTGTACGATTTTTCGAGCCAGTCTATTGTTTCGGCATAGCGTCGAGCTGCAACGGCATTGGTGTCGCGTGTGTGGCGTTCATATATCTCGTAGATTACAATATCCTTCAGGCGTTTTACGATAGACTTTTTACGTGCAGTACCTTCGGCATTGAAAATTGTATCAATGTCGTAGTAGCGGCTTAAATAGCCTTTCATTTTATCAATGCTTTCATCGATAATGTCGGTTATAATCGTATCATCCAAATCGGTAAGAATGCCAATCAGATTAATATCAGCGACTGTTTTAAGTTCTGCTTTAGTTAGAAATACCATGTTAGTAGATAGTTTATAGTTAGTACCCTCCGCGTTCGCGCTTACCGATTATCGGTTTGTTATTGATTTCATCATCTTCGGACTCATCGTCTATTAAATATTCTTGAGCTTTTAGAATTGCATCTGAAAGTGCATCTGGAAAGTCAACAGGATATTTACCCCCTTTTTCAAATCGAAGCATTTGTCTTTCAGCTTCATCCCAATCCGGATTTTCTTTCAAATCTTCGCTAAAATCTAAAATTCCACTTATTAATGAACCAACAAGTACAGTATCAATTTTTGTGGGTTTATCTGTATGTGACTTTTGTGGCAACGGTATACAGATAGATTTGTGTTTCATGGCTGATCTTAAGATCGTAGTTGAATATACAGCTTCCTGAGCAACACTTGCATCGTAGTAGTATAATGATGAACCATTTAGTTTTGTCATTATATTGGCTTGTGTATAATGATAATCTAATGCCGTTTCAATGTCAGCTGTTTGTCTACAAAAAATATCAATAACAGTCATTCGTATACCTGAAACTCCTAGTACCGCCATTGCTTTAAAACACGCTGTTGTTGAGTATGCTAAATCCCAGTTACCAATAATTACAAGATAAGAGTCGAATGATTTTGGCTTTACAAATCTTATCATTTGTTTCTTAATGCGTTTACCTGCCATGATTGGTGTATTATAAAATTCACCGGATAAAGTTTCCGGATCATCTTTATACTGTTCTTTTTTACGGAGACAAGCTTCATGTGTAAACCTTTCTTTCCACGATGGTTCCCATGTTGATGTATTTTGATCATTTATTTTGGTATGATATTGTGTAGTTAGATTTACCAAATATAAATGAGCGTATTTTTCTTTTAAAATAAGATTTTTTGTAGTGTCTATTTTATCAAGATTAAAACCTTTCTTTTTAGCTACTGATTCGACTAACCCTTTTTTTACAAAATAATTATTATTCATAATCATCCTTTCAGAATTAATTGAAAAAGCTCCTTGTATGTCTCCTGTTATTTTATCGGTATACTCTCCAATTAATGTATCATTTAATGCTCTTTTTTTATCTTCGAGGTCATCCAATGAAACATACTCTAGTCTTACTCCATTCAATCGGAGTCCCCTAAATTTCTGATCAATACCTAAAGCCATGAATGTGCAACGGTCAGTTGTTTCAAATTGTCCATCTGCCCAATTACCATAACTTCTTTGCATACCGAAATCTTTAATTATCCGGTTGTTTGATTCGAATTGTACCTGAAGGTCCTGAAGCAACATAGCAGCTCGCACCTCATTAGCTCCGACTACCAGTTGAAACATGGCCTTGTGGCTTTGTTTAAGGCCGAACGCATAACCCATGTTAGCATGAGTAGAC